TCAGCGGTCCTCGGCGAGCACGCGCACCTGGGCGGCGGTGCTGTGGGCGGTGCGGGTGGCTTCGTCGAGCTTTTGCTCGATCCGGAGCAGGTGGCCGGTCAGCCGCCCATCCACCTCGCGAATGAGGGAGAGCGGCACATAGGTGCGCGCGACCTCCAGCTTGAAGGCGGTGAGGTCCTCGCGCGTGCGCTCCAGCGAGGCGCGGTGCTGGTCGTCGTCGCGCGGCCCGGGCTCGGGCGCCTGGGCCAGGCTGCGGCGGAGCGAGTGGAGCATCCAGGCGAGCACCGCCATGAAGGGCGTGTCCACCGCAGCGGCAATCCACTGGGATTCGGTGACAAAGGACGGCATGGGTCCTCCTTCAGGGATCGGGCCGGTTGGGGTTGATCCCGCGTGACGGCACCCCGACCTTTGGGGACGCCCTCGGGGATGCTGTGCGTTGACGACGTGGAACGAGCCTTATCTGGAAACCTGCTGCCGCTCGGCGCTGCACCGCCTGTTCCTGACCCATGGCGGCACGCGCCCGGCGGGCCTGCCGGACGAGGCGTGCCTTCGGCGGTTGAGCGGGATGGGCATGGCGGCTGAAGTGCCGCCGGGCCGCTTCGCGATGACGGAGGCGGGAAGCGCGCGGCACGCGGCGGAGGTGCTGCGGAAGTCGGCGGCCTGAGGTGCGGCAGGCCTGCCTTGAAGGCAGGCCTGCCGGTTGGGTCCGGCGCGCCGGAACAGGAGCCTCGTCACCCCCGCCAGGACGCACCGCGCGGCGCCGGGGGAAGCCCCGGCAGGCGAACGGGCTCGGCGAGCAGGCAGCCCGCCACCGCATCCAGCGCATCGTCGTGCACCCCGTGCGCGCCGGGCTTCCACTCCGCCATCTCCCCCGGAAAGGGGGTGCGGAACACCGCCTCGTGCGCGTGCAGGCGGCGCGCCGCGAGCGCCGGGTCGAGCGCACCCAGGATGCGCTCCGCCTTCGGGCGGTGGCTCGTGTGCTCCATCACCGTGCAGGCCGCGCCGGCGCGCGCCATTTCCCGCCGGAGCAGCGCGGGCAGGAAGCGGCCGATGCCGTTGGTTTCCACCCGCACCACGGGCAGCAGCAGCTCGCGGGCGAGCGTCGCGACCCTTCGGCACTGCTGCGTTGCAGGGTCGGGCTGGGCCTCCGGGTCCTGGGTCACATAGGCCAGGCGATGCAGGTAGTGGTTGCCCTCCCCGTCCGAGAAGATGGCGGCGAGCACGCTGCTGTCGCCCTGACCCGGCCGTCCATAGGCGGGATCCCAGAAGCCCCCACCCGAAACCAGGCGGCGCCCCAGCAGGGACAGCACCGGGCGGCCATTCGCCTCGCGGTAGTCCAGATCCTCGGCGTAGCGCACGATCAGCGCGGGATCGAGCCGCCCCGCCTCGGCGGCCGCGCAGTCGAGCATCATCTGCCGCCGGAACTGCAGCGGCCCCACCCGCTCGCGCTGGGCGCGGATCGCCTGCTCCGGAAACCGCTCGGGCCAGGCGCTGCGCCCCTGCCCGTCCAGCAGCGGAATGCGGAGGCGCCGGTAAGTGGCGAGATAGGCACCCTCCGCCCCGGCCGGGGCATAAAGGCTGTCCGCGCAGTGCGGCGTGCCGACGAACAGGATGGTGCCGCCGGGGGTCAGGATGAACTCGCATTCCGACAGCCGTTCGCGCAGCTCCTCCCGCTTGCCCGGCGTGTCGCAGTTGCCCGCCACCTCCACGTCGTCGCAGACGATCAGCTCGGCGCGCGTCCCCGTCACGTTCCCGCCGATCCCCTGGGCGAGCATGGAAGGCTCGCGGATCGCGCCGGGGCGCCGCACGCTGAAGCGGTCCGCGGCCCAGACCTCCCCACCGCCGAGCAAGTGCCGGCAGAGGGGGTGGCGCTCCACGATGCGCCGCACGCTGGCAACCATGCGCGCGGCCAGGGTGTGGTCCGCCGCCAGCACCAGGATGCGCATCTCCGGCTTCACCGCCAGGCGCCAGGCACACCACAGCCCCACCAGCGTGGACTTGCCGCAACCCCGGAACGCCATCAGCAGCAGGCGCCGCTCCCCCGTCGCCTCGCGCGCCATGAACCAGCGGGCGACGCGACGGTGAACCGCTGGGGTCGGTACCCCCGCCCGCATGTTCCAGGCGTAAAGGAACTCCAGGAAGTCATACCCGGCCGGCGTGCGGCCCGGCGGCTCAGCACTGGTCGTCATCCTCCATGCCTCCCTCGCCCTCCCGGTCCACCTGCTCGTCGACACGGATGGACTGCCTCGCCTGCGCGATCAGCGCTCCGGCCTCGCCGGCCACCGACTCTCCTTCCCCCCCGGGCGCGAGCTTCATCAGGTGCTCGAGATGGGCCAGGGCGGAACGCGCCGCGGCATGGCGGGCGGCGAAGGCCTTTGGGTCCTCCTCGGCGTCCGCAGCCGGCCCACGGGCCACGAAAGCCTCGTAATCCGCGACCACCTTGCGCACCGCACGGCGCAGCTCCTCGGGCGTCAGCGGCGTCACGACTTCACCGCCCGCACGCGGACCGTGCCTGCCGCCAGGTCGATCGCGGCCGCGCTCCGGTTCCAGGCCGTCACCGTGATCACGTCCTGCGCGCCCACCTGCGCCAGGAACACGACGCCCGAGGTGGAAAGGCTGAAGGCCGCCTGCACGAAGTCCCCCGGCCGCGCGCCCGGGCAGGGCACGTTGACCTGCGCCGTGCCGCCGGCCGCGATGGAGGCAGGATCCCAGGCAAGTTCCGCCCTGAGCTCCCGCACGCCGTGCGGCAGCTCCGGCGTGCCGTAGAGAACCGGCGGGCTCTGCGAGGGATCGCAGGCGAGGCGCAGGCTCCGCACTTCGTAATCCACGTCGATGCGCGCCACGCCGATGATCGCGCTCTGCACCTGCGGCGCCAGGCGGATCACCTGCAGGCGCGTCAGGCCAGCGTCGTTGCTGTCGGCGTTGCCCTGCCACCAGCGTGGCCCCGTGGCATAGGTGAGCGACATGCCGGATGCCCGCACCATCGTTCCATCCACGGGTGACAGCAGCGTGCCGCCCGCGCCGAAGCACTGGATGATCATGCGGGGATCGTCGGCGTCCACCGCCAGGGCGAACTCCTTGCAGCGCCGCGCATCCACGACGAAGCCAAGGCCCCGCCCGCCCGTGAGGACCACGCCACGGTCGGTCAGCGTGTAGCTGTCCAGCGCCTGGAAGGCGAAGTGCTGGAGCAGGGTCGGTGTTCCGCCGACATTGGTGGAAAGGCAGGCCAGCTTCTCGAAGCCCGTTTCCGTCGCGTTCCAGCGGATCGCGGCGGCGCGCAGGTTGGGCACCTCCGCCAGGGTGCGCGTGGCGTCGCGATGCGCCACCGCCTGATGGTAGGCCCGCACCACGCTGCCGACGCGCGTCGCCGTGGCGGTGTAGTCGACATCGACACCGTAGCCCTGGCTGGCCCAGGCCACCTCATAGACATGGTCCTGCGCGGCCCCCGTGTGGCGGGCCACGTAAGCGTCGCAGCCCTCCATGCGGATGTTGCGCGCGATCACGGCGCGCGAGTTCACCTCGACCAGGAAGGGAATGCCGTCGATAGGCCGGTCGCGCGACTGCAGCTCGAAGGCCGGGCCGTCGAACACGTGGCGGTTGTGCGCCACATAGGCGCCGGGCGCGGCCGAGAGGCGGATGCCGTAGCGGTCCTTGTCCGGCCATGTCGCGGCCGACATCGCGAAATGCCCGCCATGGTAGCGGACCGAGGTGTTCCAGGCCCCCGCGCTGGCCGTGCGGACGTCGAGGCCGTAGCGGTTGTCCACCATGCGCCCGAGATGCAGCACGCTGTCCTCGAAGCCGCGCTCCACGCCCAGTGTCTGCACGCCGATGGTGAAGCGCTCCACCTGGCGGATTTCAATCAGGCCAGAGTCCTGGTTGCGGATCACGATGCCCACGTCGCGCTCGTCCTCCCAGGAGGACAGCGCATTGCGCAGCACCCGCAGCCCCTCATAGACCTTGGTGCGGTTGCGCACCGCGCCGCCATCGCCCAGCGTCAGCGCCGCCTCGCCGCCCGCGCCGTCATACAGGAGGGCGCCACGCATGGTCAGCCCGGCGGCCGCCCCGGGCAAGGTGAGCGGTATGGTCGTGCGATAGGTCCCCTCCCCGATCTGCAGGTGCTTGCCGGACGCCGCCGCGGCGTTCATGGCCGCCTGCAGCGCCGCCCCGTCATCGGCGATGCCATCGCCCACCGCGCCGAAGTCACGCGCGGACAGCCGTTCGGACAGCTTGTCCTCCACCGTGCGCGGGACGCCGCCCGGGAAGGGCGCCGAAAGCGTCGCCTCGCCGCGGGAGAAGGTCGCGACATCGCCGAGGCTGTCGAATCCCAGCAGCCGGTTTGCGCGCGCCGGCCGCATGGGCAATTCGAGCCGCGCCCCCACCTCGCCCGGCGACTGTCGGAGCGCACCCGCGATGTCCTCGCGCAGCTCCTGCAGGGCCGCCACCTGGCGATCCAGCTCGTCGTTCAACGTGTTGGCGCGCAACACGCCATTGGGCTGGTAATCGGTGACGCGCTCCATCACCAGCCGGCGCCGCAGCACCACCTTTGCGCCCGCCGCCGGAGGAACGGCAAAGGTGACCAGCCCACCTTCCGAGCTGCCGGCACCGGAAACGGCATAGCCGCCCGCGATGAACAGGCCATCGACATGCACGTCCATGTCGCCCGCCCCGAAAACGGGGAAGGGATAAACGAAGCTGTTCTGCGCACCGTCGGCCACGTACTGCACGCGCGGCGCGATGTCGCCGATGCGGATGTGCTCGGGCATCAGGGATCTCCAGTTCTGCCGCGGGGGCGTGTCTCGGGGTCAGTCCAGCAGGCTTCTCGCAACGCGTCCGAGGCCCTGCCCCGCGCGTGCCCAGTTCAGGATCGAGGAGTCCTGGTTCAGCAGCGACCTGCGTCCGGCCGTGAGCCGTGCCGCATAGGTCGCGTCGTCGCTCGCCTGCGCAGCGGCGGCCGTGCTGCGCAGGCCTTCGGTCAGGGCTGCGGCGGAGCCGTCATTGGGGTTCACCCCGCCCGCAGCCAGCCGGGCCCGGGCGGAGGCGATGCCGCGCTCCAGCGCCGCCTGCCGCTCGGCGGTGTCCTGCGCCGCCTGCACGGCCAGCACCTGCCGCTGCGCCGCCTGCTGCGCCGCCGCGTTCTCCTGCTGGGTCCGCGCGTTCTTCTTCTGCCGCTCCGCTTCCTGCGTCTGCGCGTAGATGGAAGCGCCGGTGGCAGCGAGCGTCACGATGGGGGCAAGCTGCGCCATCAGTCGGTCGTCCTCGTCTCTGTGGTGACGGAAAGCAGGGTGAAGGGCAGCGGCACGTCACCCTCGATCCGCCAGAGCGGCGCAAACGTGTCCCGCCGCCAGCCCAGGCCGCGCAGGGTGACATCGCCGGTGAAGGCGAGTGGCGGCGCGTCCAGCACAGGGGTGTCCAGCCGCCGGAACGGCACGGGCTGAACGCCCCGTCCGAGATCCACCGAGAGCGCGCCCGTCCCGAACAGCCGGAAGCGTGCGGCGACCAGCCGCAGCGGCCCCATCCGTACCCCGGCCGCCGAAGCGCTCTCGGGCGGCATCGGCTCGACCACATGGGCAAAGGAAAGCCCCGCCTGCACGCTGGTGGCCACCGCATCGAGCGTGACCCGTCCGTTCGTCACCGTCGCCGCGCCGCGCGGTGCGCCGTCCGCCAGCACGCCGATGTCGCGCCCTTCCAGATGTCCCAGCCCGGACCATGCCAGGCCCGACGCGTCGCCGCTGGCCATCACCGCGGCGTCCATGCCCATCGCGTCGTCGAAGCGCTCCAGCCGGAAGCTGCCCGCGCGCTCGACAACGGCGTAGAGCGTGCCGTCGATCTCCCCGAGGGAGCGGAAGGCACCGTCGGTTTCCTGGCGTGTCCAGCCCGTCACCTGCTCCGCGCGGTAGATGGTCAGCGTCGCCAGCCCGCCATCCGCCATCGCAATGTGCAGAAGCCGCCTGCGGGAATCGTAGGCCATGGCAACGGGGGTCACGACCAGGTGCCGCGCAACGAGCGCCAGGTCATCCGCCTGATAAGCCTGCTGCAGGTCGGTATAGGAGAACTCGCACACCGCCCGCCCGGACCGCGAGGCGAACACCGTCATCCCGTCCACGTCGATCGGCGGCACGCTGCGCTCGGCGATCGAGCCCACCCGCGTCTGCCGCGTCACCTGGATGGAGGCCGGCGTCAGCGGGTCGCCGGAGACCATCCACTCCGCGCCGGAGGTGAAAACCTGCAGATGCCGCCCCGCGAACACGGCACGGATGGCGTTGAGCTGGTCCGACACGAGCGAGAAGGCGATCGCCTGATCGTCCAGCCCCGTGCCGGGGTCGAAGTTCCCGTAGTCCGCGCTGCGCGAGAACCACAGCCGGTTCGGCGCGTCCCGCCCGCCGCCCAGCACCAGCCTTCCCTGATGGAAGCAGGCGCTGACCGGCCAGCCATGCGCGCCGCTGAACGCGGACTCAGTCCATTCCGTGCTTGCCTCGGTGGACTCCAACGTGTCCACCACCTGCGCCGTGGCCGCCGTCGCGCCCGCCACGCCCGTGATGCGCAGCCGCTTGCCGCGCAGAAGAAGCTGCGCGCCGACATGCCCGGCCGCGAAGACCGCGTCCGTGGCCGTCACCGACACGCTGCCCGTGGTGCCGCTCGGCACCAGCCCGATCCCGGCCGGTGCATGCCGGAAAAAGGGCTCCGCCGCGAAGGCGAAGGGGCTGACCGACCAGTTTCCCTCGTCCGACCTCCGCACCACCTGTGGCGGCATGGAAGGGTGCAGCAGCAGCAGCATCGTCGCGTTCTGGGTGAAGGTGATCTGCGGCAGCATCGCCGCCGTCCATGGCGCTGCCACCTGCGTGACCAGCATGTCGTCGCGCACGACGCGCAGGGCTCCGTCCGTGAGCACGAGCAGAAAGGTCAGTTCGGTGCTCGCTTCATAGGGAACGAGGCGAGCCGTGCCCGGCAGCGTCAGCAGGTGGCGCAGCCCGGGCCGGCGCTGCACGCCGCCGGTCGGCTGGATGAACACATTGCGCAGCCGGGCGGCCCCGTTGCCCCAGGCCGGCACGTCGTCGCGTCCGAACAGCTCCGGCGCCAGTTCCCCGGCCGTGAAGGCGCTCTTCGCGCGCCTGATCGCGGGCATGGCGCTCAACCCCTGACGCTAGCGAGCGGGAAGTTCTCGAAGCCCCGGGTCGTCTGCTGCTGGCTGTCGACCAGCCGCGCCTGGCGCAGCTCGGCCTCGGCGAGGCGGTGCAGCATCTCGGCGCGCGACGTGTTCTCCGTCAGCGGCAGGCAGAACTCCGCCGCCAGCCGCGAAACCAGCGCGGCCGCGAAAAAGGGCGGGAACTCCGCCTCGTCGGCCCGGAAGACATAGGTCAGCGTCACCTCGGCCGCATCCGCGTGCAGCCGGCCCTCATGGATGCGATAGGGCGCGCCGCGCCCCCGCCCGGTTCCGGCCGAGATCACGCGCAGAAGCCCCGCGGGAAGCTGGAAGGCGTTCGCGAGATCCGCCACCGGTACGGCATCCAGCCGGTTGAGGCGCATCTGCCCCGTGCAGAAGGTCCAGGGATGGCAGGACAACAGCGAGTCCCGCGAGCCCGGGTAAAGGTTGGCGGCCACCTCCGCCTCGGCCGTCCCTTCCTCGAGGGAGGCGACCGGCTGCGCGCCGACCTTGAGCAGCGCGCGCGTGCAGAGGGCGAGGGCGGAGAGCGCCATCGTATCGTTGCTCCCTGGATGGGGTTTGGAGGGCAAGCGGATGGAGGCGCGCGGGGCCGACCGCGGATCGACCGCGAACGCCGCCGGCACGGAGCCGGCGGCAGGCGGCGCCAGCGGGCGGCCAGCCCTGCGCAGGGCGCTCCGCCTGAGCAACGGCGCGCATCCTCCCGGAGAATGGGCGGCGCCGCGCGCGGCGATACCCGTCGCGCGCGGCGCCGTTTCGATGCTCTCTGCGGCTACTCCGCCGCGCGCATCCGCACGACGCCGGCGTTGTCGATCAGCACCGCGCCCTGGCTCATCATGTTGTTGACGAAGTGCGCGGCGCGATCGCCGTGCCAGGTCACGTCCGTCACCACGTCCTGCGCCACGGCATGGCCGATGGCCGTGCGGTGGTAGAAGTAGCAGAAGCGCAGGTTGCCGCTCTTGGTCAGCCCCGAATGCGGCATCCACAGCGCGCCCAGCCAGCGCTTCGCCTGCATGCCCTTCCACGGCAGGTCGCCCTCGCCGATGAACTGCGAGTTGGCGAATTCCGGAATCTGCAGAAGCTGGCTCCACTGCTTCCACCCGACCACCGCATACCGGTTGCCGTCATCGGGCACATCGGCGGCGCCGAGCATCTCGAAGGCCATCAGCACCTTTGCCTTGGTCAGCCCGTCCGTGTCCGCGAGGCCCGACGCGGTGCCCACCGCCTCCTGCATCCCGGTATCGAGCGCGGAGATGATCAACTCGTCCGTCTTCCGGCCCAGCGCGTAGGCGCCGGCATTGGCGACGATCGCGCGCTCATCGACGTTGGTCTTGATGTCGTCGAGCTTGTCCACCCACTCGCCCGCGTAATAGTCCTGGAGAAAGCACTCCACCGCGGAATAGTCGAGGTTCATCACCGGCACGACGCCGTTGCGGGACTTGGCCGCAGCCACGCCCTTGCCGACCCGCGGGAACACGGTGGAGGCGCCCTGCACGCCCGTCTTGGAGCGCACGGTGGGGCGCAGCTTGCTGCCCTGGCGCTGGAAGGCCTCGTGCACCTCGGCCTGGAACTGCTTGACGAAAGCCTGGTCGATCGTGGCGGACACGCACGTCCTCCTTCGGATGGGGTTTCGGTGCTGGGGGTGCGGCCGGCCGGTTGGCACGGCCGGAAGGGGCGTGGCCGAACGGCGCGCGAAACGGCACGCGCCCGCCGCGGCCATCAGGGGCCAGGGCAGGTTGTTCGCGCCGGAAAAACGGGTTCGAAACGCGAAAAGGCCCCTTCGCCGAGCGAAGGGGCCTTTTTCGGGCCGAAGAAAACGGGGGCGGGCGGCACCAAGGGGAAGTACGGTGCCACCCGCCCCCGCAGCCAGCCCGCACGAGGGGGGATGCGGGGCCGGCAACAACGCGATCACCATGGGGGGAAGTATGCGGTGATCACGTCGCGGAGGTATCGGAAGAACACGCCAGCCGAACCTCGGTTTCAGGAACTTAGCGCAGGAACCTGAAGATTCGGTTGAGCTTCGGAATCACCCTCCCGTGAGGCGTCGAAAACCCTCCGTCACCCTCTTCACGAAGTCCGGCTCGCGGGACCGCCAGTAGCGCGGGTCGCGCATCATCCGTCGGAGCGCAGCCTCGTCCGCCGCCGCCGGGGCCTCGGCTTGGCGCGATAGAACCGGCTCGCCCTTCTCCATCATGCGAGCCAGCGCGATCACGCCATCCGCCGTGGTGGAAAGCGCCGCCAGCACCTCCGGCGGGAGGTTCGCCTTGCCCCAGGCCGAGATCTGGCCGGCGGTGCGGCAATACCGCGCCTCACCGCCGAACTCGGCCCGCAGCCGGTCCCGCTGCCGCTCCGCCTCCAGGTTCGAGGCCGCCTCCGCCACGATCGGCAACAGCCGTTCCGCCGCCAGGTCGTAAACAAGCTGCACCTGGGCCGGGGTGAAACCCGCGCGGTGAAGCACGGCATTCACCTCGGGATCGGGGCCCACCAGCTCGTGCCGGGGCTCCACGGCATATTCCTCCGCCGTGTCCGGCACCCCGATCGCCCGCCGGAAGCGCAGCCGCTCCTCCTCCGGCGCATCCTCCCCCGGGGGGGCGAAGCGGGCCGAGAGCTTGCGCTCCAGCTCGCGGTAGGACTTCAGCAGCGCCTCCGTCCGCAACACGCCGCGCCCGGCATCCCAGAACTTCTCCGGCACGTCCTCGGGCCGCGCGGGAACGGCGTCCTCCGGCACCACCTCCTCCGCGGGCAGCGGCTCGACCTCCAGCAGGTTCTCGCTCATGCGCTCTCTTTCTCCTGATTGGGCGCCAGGATGGCGCTGGGCGCCGAAAGGGTTCGGGCCAGGTGCCGCGCCGCCGCCGGCAGGTCGACCACGCCCGAGGCCGCCGGCCCCATCGCGGCCACGGCCTGCAGGAACAGCATCGTGTTCGCCGCATCCGCCCGCCCCTGCACCCGCGCCAGCGGGGAGCGATAGGCGATCCGCGCCTCTCGCCCGTCCAGCAGGATCGGCGGCACCTCCCCGCGCCGGCGCAGGATCGACAGGCACCGCGCGATCAGCGGCGTCAGCAGCTCGGCCTGCAACCGGCCATAGGTGGCGCCGAGCAGCCGCGCCGTCTCGGCGCTCCGCTCCAGCACCTCCGTTGCCGTCATGTTCGGGCGCCCCGGCACGGTCAGCCGGTCTGCCAGCAGGGCGGCGCGGATCCGCTCCCGCATGTCCGACAACACAAGCTGCGACACGTTGAACGAACCCGGCGCCGCCAGCGGCGTGAGCCCCGAGGACCCCACCGCCTTGGGAATGATCGCCCCCGGCTCCAGCCGCACTGTTGCCGGGTTCAGCACGCCGTCGTCATCGGCCTGCCAGATTCCCGTGGCCGCGATGGAGGCGTTCTTCAGCACCAGCTCCACCACCTTGTTGGCGGTGCGGATATCCGGCAGCGCCTTCATCACGGGGCCGCGGCCATAGGTCTCGCCCGGCGCCTTCATCCAGCGGAAGGCCAGCAACGGGCTTTCCTCGAAGCGTCCCGAACCAAGCAGCGTCGCCTCGCCGTCGCGCTCCAGCACCGCGGCGAAGCAGGTGCCGCCGAGGCCCGGCCACACCGCCTCGATCACCCGGTGGCCGTCACCGCCCTCATCCGCCCCCGGCATGTCCGCCGGCAGCGCCGCCATCGGATAGCGCGCGGCGATCGCTGCCCCGCCCATGCGCACCAGCCGGAACACCGTGTCCAGCCGCCCGGATTCGCCCTCCTCCAGCAACGCCTCGCGCAGCGGCACCGCCGTGAAGCGAAGCGCCGAAGCCTCGCCGGAAGGCGCTTCCTCCACCAGCACCACGCCGGTGCCGGCCACCACCAGGTCCAGGAAGGCCTGCGGCATCTCCAGCGCGAAGTTGGACCGGTCCAGGTGCCCCTGCAGCACCTCCGCTGCCCCCTCCAGCGCGGCGCCGAGAGCCGGGTCCGCGCCATCCTCCACCGGCGCCAGGCCGAACCAGCGGGACCAGGGCGGCGTCAGTTCCGCCAGCAGCGAAGCCGCCAGATTCTCCGCCGCATCGGCCGCCGTACCGTCGAACAGCGCCGGACCGCCGGTGCCGGGGCTGCAGGCCAGCACATGGTCGTAGCAATCGCGCCAAACCGCCTCCCAGGGGCGGCGCCGCTCCAGCGCGCGCTCGGCGCGGGCAACGATCTCGTCGGGCGTCATGCCGCGGCCCCTCCCTCGGGGCGCGGCGGGGAAGGGTTGCTGTCGCCCATGCGCGCCTGCTCCTCTCTGTTGAAATCCCGCTCCGCCTGATCGGCCCGTCCCCAACAGCGCAAACCCGGCGCCGGAAGGGTCCGGGCCGGGTCTGAAAGTTCGGAAGCGATCGGGGCGGTGCGTCGCCAGGCGCAATTCACCCGTTGACAAGGAGGGTTCTACAGGCGAGCCACCCCGCTGTCAAGAAGATTTTCCTTTTCTTGGAAATTCTTCTCCAACTGCCGGAACAAGCCCCATGGCGTCATGGCCACGGGAGCCCCCGTGCCCAGCAAGGCCCGGCAAAGGGACACGCAGGAGAATGGCAGCCCCCATGGCCAGGCGCGCGAGGGCTCGCCGGGAACAAAGGGGCCAAGCACCCGGCACCCCGCCCTCCTCCAGAAGCCCGGCAGGTCGAACCCCGCCCCCACATCCAGGCGCGTCACCAGCAACCGCCCGGACAACGGATCCAGCACCGTCCACCCGGCCTCGTCGCGTAGCGCCGCGAAGCAGTGCCGGAACTCCGGCCGAAGCAGCCGCATCCATCCCTGGTCCGCCCGCCCGCCGAAGGCCAGCCACAGCAGTTGCGGCCGCGACTCCGCCACCCGCCGGTGCCCGGCGCCACCACGCACGGCAACGCCGCCCCGGTTCCCCGGTGCGGCGTCGAGCAGGTCGGCCGTATTCGCCAAACGCAGCCTTTCCAAAGGGTCAGCTCCCTGGAAAGGGCACCACGCCGCCGGCCTCGGCGCTCGTGGCCGCCCCTCCCACGATGCCCTTCAGCCGCAGCGGCCACTCCATGCGGTCCATCGCCTCGCGCCAAAGCCGGTGGTCGCCACGCTCCCGCGGAGAGGTCGGGTCGGGCGCCGTGCCGCGCTCCCCCCAGATCCGCATGATCCGGGCATGGGCAAGGTCGATCCGACGCTGCCGGTACAGCCGGTCGAGGCACTTCACCACGTCATCGGGCTCGCAGGGCCGGCTGACCAGGCCTCGGCCGGACACGATGCGCGCCCCGTCGCGCCGCGCGACAAGGGCCGACATGGTCCAGAACCAGGCCTCGTCGGCACTGCGGAAAGGCTGCACCTTGTCGAGGCTGGAGAGGGTAGCAACCGCTGCACGAAGAGTGCCGGATGCGGGACGGGTCAT